TTGTATGTTAGAAGTATTATCTGATTTACATAGCATATTAAATTATATACAGAATGAAACTAAGCAACAAAAATAGCACCTTAAAGTGTGATAGATGTAAACATTTATTTAATTATAAAGAAATGTATGCCATAGGAAATAATTGGGGCATCACTTGTGGAAGATGTTGGGATATTAGTATGCAGGAAATTATTGAAGATCAAGGAAAGAAAACAAAAAAAGCTGAACCTCAATTTAACTTGGGTGGATATGATAATCAAATCTATAAGAGCAACACAGACAAAGATTAAACACCCCTAACGACTCAAACTACCTAAAATATTTAACACTTCCTCTAGGAGCTTTATTTGGCTACCAAAACGATTTTCAAATTTCTTGGGTGAATAATGATAACTTTCATTAGAATTTCTGTGATGATTAGGGCATAATGGTAAAACTAGCATATGACTAGACCTTTCCCCCATACCTGTTTTATTTCTTATGTGGTGAATTTCTGCAGGACTATCATGGATACCTAATTTTCTACAAGCTATGCAACCTATACTTGCAACTCTCTCCATGTGTTTTTGTTCTTTTAGTGTGGGTTTCTTTTTACCCATACTTTTTTCTTTCACTCATAGCAGATATTTGATTGGTTTTCCAGAATTCAAATTTGAGTTCTACCATTTTCTTTTCCCATGCAAGTTTACTTTCTTGTTGTACTGCATTTTTTAAATCTTGACACAGTTTAATATATTCTTCTTCTGCTCTTGATTCCAAATCAGCTTTTGCAACACTCATGTTGGTACAGTTACTTAATTTCTCTTTCATCATTTGAGCCAACCTAATTTTTCTATAATGTTCAAGATAGTTTAGGTTAGCTTTAGCAGTAGCATAATTATTACCTATCTGTCTTATTTCTTCCATTCGTTTTTCTAATTCTTGTTCACTCATTTTTATCCTCCATATATTTATTAACACTCCAAGCTAAAGCATCTATTTGTTCCCATATAAATTTAGGTTCACAATATTCAAAAAACTCCCAAGCATTGTCTGTAAGAAACTTATCAAGCTTTTCTTCTTCCCATTCTTCATAATCTTGTGGTAAGTGTTTACCTAAAAAATGACCACTTGCCCATATATAATCTTGTGTAGTAGGTTCACTCATAATCTAACTCCTTTTGCTTTTTTTATTTGTAAATGTTTCAGAAAGTTTAACACTTCTGGTGTTGGTGGTGAAGGTAGGACTTGCTTATTATGAACCCAATGACCAAATTTTTGTCTATAACAATGACTTGCCCAACCCTCTTTATACCCTTTTTGTCTAGCAATAAACAATAGTTGAGCATAAAAACTTTTCTTATCTTCTGTTTTAATATTCTCTTTTGGTTTCTTTACTTCTTGTAATCTACCTTGTTTAATTAATAATTGGACTTCTTTCTTTGTTGGAACAAAACTACAGTTAGGACATTCTGGGTTCTCTTTTGTAGGTTTGTAAACAAAATCACAATTTACACAAGTAAATGGTTGTTTGATTATTTCTTTTGGTTCTTTTAGTTTCTTCTTATCTTCTTTACTATACTCTAGTTTCCACTCTCTCTTTTCATCTGGGAAACCATTTTGATATACTGCACCAGAATGATCTATAATCATAGTATCTTGTTTACCTTTAAATGGTCTAAGACTTCTACCTACCATTTGTAAATATAGACCTACACTTTTAGTTGGTCTAGCTAATACTACACATGATATCTTAGGCATATCCCAACCCTCTGTAAGTATCTGACAATTACACAAGACTTTTATTTTATCTTGTTGCATCATCTTGAGTTGTCTTTCTCTTTCTATATCTGGCATCTCACTATCTATGTGTCCACTTGGTATGCCATTCTGATTAAATATTTTGCAGATGTATTTACTGTGAGCAATACTACTAGCAAACACAACTGTTGGTCTATCAAGTGCAAACTTAATCCAATGCTCTACTAAATCACCAACTAGTTTTACTTTGTTCATTCTCTTATCTAATTCTCTTGCATCATAATCACCCCTTACTGTGGCAACACCTTTTAAGTCTGGTATTGTTGGTGCAAATACTTTGCAAGGAACTAAGAACCCTTGACTTGTTAAAGTCTTAATATCACTAACTTCTACAAGTGTATCATATATATCTTTTAATCCAGAACTATCATTTCTAATTGGAGTTGCAGTTAAACCAACAACATAAGCATCTGGATATTCATCTAATAGTTTTCTAAATGATTTACTTGTTGACCTATGTGCTTCATCTATAATTAATAAATTAGCTTTTGGTTTGTTAAAATCTTCATCATCTTTTCTTGATATAAAAGTTTGTATGCTTGCAATTTGTGTATCAAAATGCCATGCATTGGTAATGCCTGCCATAATTACACCTGCATTAATACCAAACTGATGTAACTTTGTTGAGCATTGTTTTACTAGTTCTCTTCTATGTGCAACAAATAAACTAGCTTTTCTTTTTTGCTCAGTTTTCTCAATCATTCTACTAGCAATAACTGTTTTACCAGAACCTGTTGGTGCAACTAGTAAAACTCTTTTGTTGCCTTTAGCAAATTCTTGCTTGACATTTTCTATTGCAAACTCTTGATACTCTCTAAGTTCCATATCTATTCCATATATCATTTAATTGAAACATAACTTCACTATAGCTTTCTGGAGGGTTGCATTTGTTAGCAAATGTCAATACTTGATCTTTTGCATATTCATAACTCTCCCCCCTCATTCTCATAGCTACTAACATCTTTACAAGATATTCATGCCTACCACCTAAACCAACACCCTTAACTTGAAAGTCTTTATTCCTTACTAAATTAGTAGGGTTATATTTAATTATTTTTTTCTTTGGTCTTTCTAATCCTAGTCCATCTCTAATATCTTCCATTGTATATGGTGTCATAATATTTTGCTTAACTATCTTGACAGGGTATGGTTTCTTTTTATTGTGCCAAAAACCTGCAACCCTCATTATTCTTGGTAAATCTTTTACTGCTCTATCTGAACCAAACTTACTTGCTAATGCTTGTTGATAAAGTGTAAATGTTTTTAATGGCATATCCTCTACTAGCCAATAAGTATGAAACTTGTTAAGACTAGTATTTATTATAAAATGTGGAGGTATATTAAATTTATCTGGCATAGGTGTACCATCAAAATCACAGAATACTGCCCTTACTTTAGTAATGTTTTTTGTTGTTCTACCAAATAAATCAGTTTGATTTACTGTAAAGTATACACCTGCACCCTTTTTATTTAGTGCAGTAAGTTCTTGAATGTGTTGATCTATTGTACCATGCAACTGTTTTATTATTTTTTTATTCTTGCCTTTATCACAAAAAGTTTGAAAACTATGATACTCACCAAATGCATCTAAAAAATCTTTGTACTGCATTAGAAATACTTCCTATTAATTGTTTCTTTAACATACTTATCAACCATCTTCGCAGTTTCTTCTGGACATAAATTAAGTTCTTCAACCTTACCTGTGCTAAAGTAAACCTTTATTGACCACCCAAGTATTTTATCTGTTGGTTTTCTATTTCTACTGCTCATACCAATACCAAACAAATCCTATTAATAAATATATTAAAATTAATATTAATGTCATTTTAGGTTCTTCCATCTTATTTTTGCTCCAAGTTTTCCTGCCTTACTTCTCTTCACTCTATTAAGTTCTTGTTCTTTTCTTTCTTCTTCAGCTTGTATGCATTGTAGATATATTCTACCATTCTTTTCTATCTGCTTAAATAAATGTATTATGTTTGGCATTATAGATTTAATCTTATCTATTCTGCAATTACACATTCTACTTAATACTTCTTCATCATACTCTATCTCAAACCCTTGCCAACAATAGCAGTATAACAATACATAAGCACCTTGCTCTTCTAAAGACAACCTTAATCTATTAGGATTGCTTATCCAATCACTAGCATAAAATTGAAATGCAGGAGATTGTTCTTGACTAGTTGTTTTTCTCATAGTTGTTAAGTTAGGTTAAGTAAAATTATTTGTCAACAATTTTTTTTTAAATTAGTTGCTACTACTGTTATATCTTGTAGTGAAGGTGTAGTTGAAGATGAAGGTGAAGATGAAGATGAAGGGGATACTTTTGCCATTAGCAAAACTATGGCACTGTGCTATACTTGTGTTATAGCCATGCTATAGCAATGCTATGGCAATGCTATGCACTTGTAATGCTTATGTACTGTGGGTTTGCTAGAACTTTAAGTCTGGTCTAATATAATCTACTGTGTAATCACCTAATTTAGAGATTTGAAATGCTCTTAATTCTGGGATCACTTCCCACTTAGAAACAGCAGGGTGAGATATTCTTAACATTCTAGATAAATTCTTGCCACCACCATACTTGGTAATGACTTCTTGTTTTCTTTCAATGGCTAATTCATAATTACTCATACTACATATATTATAATTTTATTAACTTTTGTCAATATGTTGTTGACATAATATTTATATTAACTTATATTAATCAGATAATTATAACAAAAGGGAAAACAATGAGTTTAATAGTAAAAGATGATAGCCAACAATCTAAATATCCTCAACTATCAACAGGGGTTCATAATGCAAGATGCATTAGAGTTATAGATTTAGGTACACAAAGAAATGAATATCAAGGTCAAGTATCTTGGAAAAGAAAAGTTATGATAACATGGGAAGTTCACAATAAAGATAGTGAAGAACCTTTTGAGATTAGTAACTTCTACAATAATAGTTTGTATGAAAAAGCTAACCTATCTAAAGACCTAACATCTTGGAGAGGTAGACCTTTTACAGAAGATGAAAAAAAAGGTTTTGATATAAGCAATCTTGTTGGCAAAGTATGTCAGCTTAATGTTATAGAAGGTAATAATGGTAAACCTAAAGTAGCTACAGTATTACCTACAAAAGATGAAGTTGGTATTCAACACAATAAATCATTAGTATTTAGTATTGACCAATATCAAAAGGGTGATCTTACTGTATTCAATCAACTAAGAGAAGGTATTAGAAACATGATACTGCAATCTAAAGAACTTGAAGGACAAGATCAAAGTGATGTAAAAGAACATGGTGAAAGTGATATAGACCCAGATGACACAGTACCATTTTAATGACGGCATGATAGAGTTTTATAACAAAGATGGATATTTAATTGACCTAAAAGGAATAGTTATTAAAGACCATCAAGGTAGAAGTGTATTTGTTCCAGAAGAATATAGAAAGTATTATAAGTTTTTAGATGTTTAAAATATTTGTCATAACTCTTTGGTTTGAGTATCAAGATAAAATGTGGGTGAAGTATGCTATGCCATTACAACCCAAGTGCAATGATGCCTTGTTTTATAATATACAAAGACAATTTGATAACACTCCAATAAACATTGTTGCTATTAAATGCACTAGAATAAAAAACTTTAAGATAGATAAAAGGATATACAGTAGATGAATTTAACTAATAAAATGAACCTCCCCCTAGCTATCAAGAGAGCAGTAGAGAATGATCCTTATGACCCCTCTGGATCAGATATCTCTACTACTCGATTGATAGCACCCCCTTTAATTAGATACCTAGAGATCAAGCATAAAGATGAAATAGAAGAAGATGTATCAGATAGAATATGGTCATTAATTGGACAATCAGTACATCACATTATAGAAAGAGCAGAAACAGAAAACGATTTATCAGAAATAAGATTGTTTTATAAAGATATAGCTACCACTAATAATTGGACAATATCTGGACAATTTGATTACATAACAGGAGATGGAGAACTTATAGATTTTAAAGTTACTTCAGCTTGGTCAGCCCTAGATGCCCTGCAAAATGGTAAAGATGAATGGGAACAACAGTTAAATATATTAGACTTTTTAGTTAGAAAAAATCCAGATAAGGTAAACATAAAAATAAAACAATTATATATCATAGCCATATTAAGAGATTGGTCTAAACTACAAGCTAGTAAATCAGATAACTATCCTCAAGCACAGGTAGTCAAGATACCTATTAGGTTATGGTCAGAAGAAGAACAAGAAGATTTTATTAGAGAAAGAATAAAACTACATCAACAAGCAGATATAAAAGAACCAGATGTATGCTCTCCTAAAGAAAGATGGAGAAAAGAAGATAGCTTTGCAGTTATGAAAGATGGTAGAAAATCTGCACTAAGGGTATTGCCTACACTAGAAAAAGCAAAACAATACCTTACTGAAAACAATATGAAAGAAGGTAAGGGTTGTATGATAGTACATAGAGCAGGTGAAGATATTAGATGTGCCAACTACTGTAGAGTAAATAAATGGTGTAAACACTTTAACAATACTATATTTTAACATACAATATTACAATGAAAACATTAAGAGTATTATCATTAGGAGCAGGGGTTCAATCAAGTACATTAGCATTAATGATACATAAAGGTAAAATACCTATGGTTGATTGTGCAATTTTTGCTGACACACAAGCAGAGCCACCAAAAGTATATGAGTGGTTAGAGTTTATAAAAAAAACAGTAAGTTATCCTGTGTATATAGTTACTTGGAGAAATTTAGAACAAGATGTATTAGATGCAAGTCAAGGCAAGTATCAAGCATTTACAATTCCATTTTATACCAAAAATAAAGAAACAGAACAAAAAGGTATGTTAATGAGGCAATGTACTGCTGATTATAAAATTAAACCTGTAACAAAAAAAGTAAGAGAATTGTTGGGTTACAAAAAAGGTGAAAGAGTAGATTTTAAACAAGTTAAAGTTGAAATGTTAATGGGAATATCAACAGATGAAATGAGAAGAATGAGAATGAATAGACTTCGATATATAGATAATCAATATCCATTAATTAATGATCTTGGGATGTCAAGACAAGATTGTATTATGTGGATGAAAGACAATGGATATCCTATGCCTACTAAATCAGCTTGTTATTTTTGCCCATTTCACAGCCAATCAACTTGGAAAGAAATAAAAGAAAATGACCCAGAATTATTTGAAAAAGCAGTGCAAATGGACAGACAAATTAGAGATCAAGAAAAATATAAAATTAAAAATAAATATAAAGATGACTTATATTTACATAGAAGTTGTGAGCCATTAGACAAAGCATTGGAAGATGATGGTCAGTTAGATATGTTTGATGGATTTAATTCTATCTGTGATGAAGGTATGTGTGGTATTTGATATTAACTTAAATACACTTGCATAATCCATAAATACCCCTAACATTGTTGTTATGTGGGATAAAATTAAAGAGCAATGGGAGAACCTAGCATTGACTATATATGAATGGGTAGTTCTTGCTTTACTAATAATAATTCTTTTGAATGTTTGGTAGATGTTACCTATTGGTTCAATAGTAAGTGTAGCAGGAAAAATTATTGATCAGTTTGTTGAGGACAAAGACCTTAAAACAAAGATCAATGGTGAGCTAAAAAAACAAATCAATGAGCTCGATAAAAAACAAGCTGAAATCAACTTAGAACAAGCTAAACACCCAAGTCTTTTTGTTGCAGGAGCTAGACCTTGTATCATGTGGATATGTGCATTAGGTATCTTCACTAACTTTTTCTTTATGCCTATTGCTGAATGGATAGCAATTATGGTTGATCCTACTATAAAACTTCCCAACCTAAACACAGGGGAGCTTATGACTCTAACTTTATCTTTATTGGGACTTGGTGGACTTCGTAGCTATGAAAAGTCAAAAGGTATAGCTAGAGATAACATGAAAAAATAATGTTTTACAATTTAGAAGAACTTAAAGAAAGAATTAAAACCCATGAGGGGTTCTGTGATACTGTGTACAAAGATACACTAGGTAAAAGAACCATAGGATATGGACACCTCTGCACAGATGATGAAGAATGGATTGATGGTAAACCCTATGATATGCAATATCTTAATGATGTTTTTGAGGTTGATTTCAATGAAGCTGTAAACCAAGCAGAAAAATTAATTGGAAACACTATCATTAAAAACAAAGCAGCTGAAATTATAGTTGAAATGGTTTTTCAATTAGGTATGGGTGGAGTAAGTAAGTTTAAAAAAATGTGGACAGCATTAGAAAATCAAGATTATGTAGAAGCTGCTAACCAGATGTTAGATTCTAAATGGGCAACACAAACTAAAAACAGAGCAGAATCTCTAGCTGAAATTATGCGAGGTCTTGCATAATCCTTAAAATGTGTTACTTTTATACCTGTGGATAACTTAGGTAAATAAAATGTACAAAAGAGTTTTAGTAATATCTGATTTACATATACCCTATCACCATACAGATGCTTTTGATTTTTTAAAAGAAATTAAAAAAGAATACAAACCAGACTTTATTGTAAACATTGGTGATATGCTAGACTTTCATGCTATATCATTTCACAGCCATGACCCAGACTTATACTCAGCAGGACATGAGCTTAAAATTGCTCGCAAATATGTAAAAGAATTAGAATCAATATACCCAGAAGTTATTGAAGTAGACTCAAACCATTCTAGTTTAGTATATAGAAGAGGTATTAAATTTGGTATGAGTAGAGAGTTTATGAAATCATATGCAGACTTCTTAGATACAAAAAAATGGAAATGGGTAGATGACTTAACACTTACTCTATCTAATAAAGAAAAAGTATTTTTTACACATGGTAGAGCAGCAGATGTTTTAAAGGTATCACAAACAATGGGTATGTCAGCAGTACAAGGACATTATCATACAAAATTTTTAATACAATGGTGGGCTAATCCTAATAATTTATTCTTTGCTATGAATGTAGGTTGCTTAATTAATCAAAAAAGCATGGCATTTAGTTATGCTAAAAATTTTAAAACAAGATTTATAATAGGTTGTGGTATAATTATAAATGGAGTTCCTAGACTATTACCTATGATATTAGATAAAAAAGGTAGATGGATAAAAAAATTAGTATAACAAAATGTAAAATTCTAATGCTAGAAAGCCAATAACACCTATAGAAGCCCCAATCCACATTAACATATTTAATCGTTGTCTACGAGCTTCTAATCGTCTTTTAAGGGCATCTTTATGTGCTTTTCTTTGTCTTGCTATTTCTTTTTGTAATTGTTCCCATTGATACAAACCATTAGGTGCATATAAAACAAATATTTCTCTAAGCTCATCTCTCATTTTTTTTATTTCCATTTTTCGTAAATGAGCAGCTATAGCATTTTGTTCTATACTACTAAACTTACCAAATAAACTTTTACCTTTATTACTAGAATGTGTATCTATATGAGCTTCTGCATCTGCCCATTTCATAATAGGACTAGCAAGATCAGTTAAATCTTTGCCTACTTTTATACCTTGTTGTATTAATCCTATTGCAGACTTAGTTGCTGCAAATGCTGTAATTGGATCGATTAACATTACCCCTCACTTTTTTTTCTTATGCCTTGCTGCAAATTTTCTTGCTGCTTCTACACTACCAAATCCCCATTTTTTTAGTGCCAATGCTTTTCTAGTGGGTCTACCTTTACTATCCTTCATAGGACCTTTCATCCCTGCAAACCGAGCAGCAAAACTAACTCGTCTAGGATTAGTTCCTTTTTTAACAGGAGGTTTTAGATTAGCACCTTCTTTTCTTTTAAAGTATTTTCTACCTGCTGCTGTTAATCCACCTGTTTTACTTTTATGTTCTTTTCTCATATTACTTTCATTGCTACTACTAATATAAACGATACTGTAGATATAGTAGATGCCATAATTAACATTTCTAACCTTTTTATTCTACCTTCTAATTTTTCTAATTGCAATCTTGTCATATCTCTATACACAGCACATTCTCTTTCATGAGCTTCTAATTCAGTTGCTACATTCTGTATAGTTTTATTTGACATTTTTTTTATAACCCCATCTATTTTCAGATTTATCCCAAACACCTTTCATAGCCTTTGGTATTCTTATCAAAAAATTTCCGAACCTTATTATGTTTTTAGTTAACTGCATTATTCAGGCTTAGTTGGAAATGTTACATTATCTACATCTTCTGCTGTATCATCATCAGATATAGTGCTTGGTAAATCTCTAAGTGCTTGTCTATAAGTTGTCATTTCTGTACTCATAGTTACATCAGATAAAGCATAATAATCTGTTTCTTTTAACAAATCATTTCTTTTATTTCTAAGATTAACCATTGCTCTGTCCTTAGCTCCATTGTTCCACTCAGTATCCCTAGCTTCTAATTCAGCTATTTCTTCTAATGTCAAAGCAACCTGAACACCATTAACCATTTTAGTTTTATAAATTGACATATTTACCTCCTTTCTTATTTAGTTAGTCCATATAAAGTGAATGTTCCATCAGCAATGTTGCCACTACTAAAACTAAATTCTATGTAATTGTAAGCAGTTGTTGCATCTAATACCCAAGCTTCTGTTACTAAAGAACGAACATCATTTTGATTTTTTATGGCAAAATTATTTCTAATCGTTAAATAAGTTCCTGTATCTCTCATCCCTTCAAAATACATAACCCCATTATATGGATAACCTGAATCATTCCCTAAAGCAAAATCACCAAGAGCATAATTACTTTTTGCACTTCCACTTCTTGCACCATCAGCTCCACCACATTTAGTATAATCATATCCATAATGATAAGTACCTGTAACAAATGAACTTCCATTATCTGAAGAAACTCTTGATCTAAAATTTACATTATTTGTAACAGGTTTTAGTCCTGTATATTCAACAATATATTTATCATAAGTATCAGTAATAAGTGAACTATCAAAAGTAAGAAGTGCTGTTGCAACAGTAATATCTGTTGTTTTTAATTTAACCAACCCACCTGTTGCAAAAGGTAATTCTGTTACTGAACTAAGTGTATTATTGTTTGCTCTTATAATAGCCATCTATCCCACCTTCCATATATTTGCATCTGTGTAAACTTCTGTACCTAATCCTGCATGAACACCCATTCCATTAGTTGATTTGGCAATTGATGATTTTGATTGTAGTTCAAAAACTTTTTGAGCTGATATAGTAAAACGACCACTTACAATACTATGTGTCTGATTACCATAAGTTTGATGTGCCTGACTACTATTACCTAGTAATACATCAGAAGCATCTGTAGTGTTATATAATTTTGTTTGATGTTTATTACAAGCATAACCTAATCCATAGGCATAAATATAATAAGTACCACTTGGTAAAGTTATTTGATTTGAGCTTAAAGATGCACTTGTTATTTCATTTGTCATTACTGTATTAAGAGTTCTTGTATTCCAAGCACTTGTAGACATGCTACCACTTCCACCACCACTGCTTTCTTCTTGTCTTACATGTAACAATGCACTTTCATAAGCACCTTGACTTGCTAAATTACTTTTTTGAACTTTTTTTAATGCACTTGCAGAGGTATCAAATGTTAAAACCAAATCATCATCAGCAGGAGAAGTGTCTTCTGTAAGAGTGCTAATAACATTGCTTGATAATTTTCCACTAGTAATTGTACCATCACTCGGAGTGCCCACAGATAAAACATCGCCTAATGCTAGAATAAAATCTATTGAATCTCCTGTACTAAGATTAGATGCAAAGGTAAGGGTACTGCCAGATACTGTAAATGAATCTTGAGGTGCTTGAATTACACCATTCAAACTTACAATAAGATGATTCGCTGAAGCAGGACTATAGTTAGCAGAAGAATACTGTAGAGTATAAGCTGCTTGACCATTAACTGCTGTAATAGAATCTAGCTTTTTGTATGCTCCAATTTCTGGTTGTTGACCAATATAAGGCACTACTCACCATCCTTTGGATATTTATCTTTAATAGCTTTAATTGCATCTTTCCAAGTAGTTGTGCTGTTAACAGTATCGTGATACTGCATATCTAACTGATCTGGAATAGATGGATATTCTCGCTCTCGTTTCTCTGCATATGTCAACTCTGGTGGAGTTGGATTAGCAAAAGAGCCATCACTTTGTTTTATTTGACCACATACTACATTATCAGATACTTCCTCAAACCCATCTTCTTGGTAAGGTTGTTTCTGTGTAACTACATTATCAACTATTTTTACCCAAGCCATGTTACTCTCCTTTCTTTTATGTTGCTATTTCTGTCCAAATTACTGTACTCGGTGAACCTGCTTGACTTGCATTATTACTTCTATTAATAGATAATGTTCCAGATGATACTTTACCTTGACATTTTACAGGTATAGCTGATCCATCAGAGTTCGTTACACTTGTCAGTATTGTTGAAGGCATATATGATAGATTGTTCATTGCATCTATACTATAAAATATATGTGTAGCTGTAGGAGTAGTGCCTGTTGTTGATAAAAAATCTGTACCATCAACAACCCATTTATAATAACAATATGCTGTATTTGCACTATCAAAATTTGCCACTCCTTGTATAAGAACAATGCTACTTGAAACTGATGGTGTAAAACTACCGAAGTCTAAATCATCTGCATACGAAGTTGCACTTGACCTTGTAGAGTTTTCTGTAATCTGTGTAATTTTATGGCTTAATACTTTACCACCTACACCACTTGCTAACGAATCTGATAATATTTTACTTAATGGCATTATGCTACCTTTATAATCATTAATTGTGAATATACACTACCCTCTGAACTATCTCCTGTAGTTGATGGATAACCAAACCCATTGGTAGAAGTGCCACTTGATATAGCTTGAAATTCTAAATTAGATGTTCCACTAAGAGTAAAGCTACCTCTAATTGGTGTATTTTCTGTTTCATTACTACCAACTCTAACACCACTTCCTAAAACTACAGTTGTAGAATTAGTAGTATCTCTTAATCTTGTTTGTGTATAGTTTGTATCATATGCTGTTACATGACCCTCACAATAATATGTTCCTGCAGGTAATGATATTACTGATGAACTAAGTGTTGCACTTGTAATTGCATTTCGTTTTACTGTATTTAATCCTAATTTTAAATAATTTCCTGCTGAGTTTGCAGTAGTTCCTGCTGTATTATATGCTGCTTCTTCTGTAATATGTAACATTTCTGAATAAAAATTATCTGAACTTGGCTCTGCAAAAGTATTATCACCTCGTAAAAATGTTGTAGAGTCTTTTGTGCCTGTAGCTGATAACTCTCCTGTTCCCACACTCCCACTCGCAGGATTTATTGTACCTACTGCTTTACCTAAATATACACAGTACATATCGTCTGAACTTGTGGTTGCAGCTGTAAGAGTTAATGCAGTACCAGATGCACTATACGCATAGGTTGGCTCTTGTCTTACATTGTTAATAAATAAAGCTATGTCGTTAGCTGAACTAACACTTTGAGATAATGTATAACTTGTAGTCGCACTAGTAGTAAAATCTTGTTTGGCTAGTGTTTGAAATGATGTTGATGGTTGTACTCCTACATATGGCATTGCTCTATCCTATGAACTAATTGCATCTACTGTACTTACCCATACATCTACAGAACTTGCTGTATCACTTATTACTTTTAATGCATCTCCAGATTGTACTACAAACTTTGCTCCACCATCTAATACTTGTAAAGCAGAACCTGCAGGTATAGATACATCTTTAACTAAATAAATATCGTTACTAGAATCATTAATATAACAAGATGCTGTTATTGCATTTGATGTTACATTAGCCAAACTAATACCTACAACTGTATCATAAGAATCAGCAGTAAATATAGTAGCAGCACCTGTTCCAACTGCATTACTTGTATATCGTCTAAAATTTTGTGCCATAATTATACCTTTCCTTTATATCACAAAGCAATCGCCATAGCAATGGAGAAACCATTTGTTGCAAATCCTGTAGTATCAGTAACTGCATCATTCCATGCAGAACCATTATAAACTCTCATAATATTACTTGTAGTATTAAAATATAAATCTCCTGCATTAAGTGGATCACCATCATTATCAACTGTAGGATCACTTGCTTTTGCTCCTAAATATGTGTCATCAAAACTATCTGCACTAGCTGCTGCTGCTGCTGCAGAGTTAGCTGCTGCTGTTGCAGAATTAGATGCATTAGTTGCTTGTGTACTAGCAGTTGTTGCATGACCACTTGCAGTAGTTGCACTAGTAGCTGCATTAGTTGCACTAGTAGCTGCTGCACTTGCACTACTTGCTGCATTACTTGCTGATGTTGATGCTGATGCTGCATCTACAATTAAATCCCATTTTGCACTATCTGTATTACTTGTTAATGGTTCAGAACCACTTGATGTATGTGCTGTATTACATAAAAAAATGTTATTAGTAGATGTATCTTTTACTAAATCTCTTACTGCATATGTTGTAGATGCTGCCCAATTACCTTTATATGTACCTAATTCTTGTGTTACAGATATTTCACCACTTGTGTCAAATGCTAATATTTTATCTGCTCTATCTGTTGCACTTGTAGTAAAATCTGTAGAAGTCATTGTATTTGTTGGACTAATTTTAATACATCTATCTACTTGTTCTTGTAATTCTTGTGCTATAGATAAATTTTTATCAAATGCTCCTTCAACACTATTAGCAGTAAATGGATCATTTTCAACTAAATCTAATGTTTGTGTTTGTGTTGTTGCTCTTCGTAATACAACTGTTTCTGTAGCAGTAGGTATATTTCCTACTGTAAATACTACATTACCTCCACTAGCACCACCTGCACCTGTTACAGTATAATGTGTAGTTAATGTTTTTACAGTTTCTGCACCTGCTGCTGACCTAATAATAACTTCTATATCGGCATCTGCTGATATTTTAAAAGTATAAGCAAATGTATCATTAGTTCCATCACCAGAATAACTGTTTTTTATTGTTGTAGTTGTAATAGTCATTTCACATATCCTAACATAATTTTATTACTTTTTTAAGTTTTTTTCTACTTCATTAATTAATTTATTTGCTGCCTTACCTTGCAATATCATTGCTTCGTATAATTTGTCTATATAATCTCTAATTTCATTTTGTGTTATATCTTTATTATCTTTAGGTATTAAATATAAACCTCTAATTAATTTATTATATGCACCAATAGCTTCTGCATATGCATCTAAACCACCCAAAGCTCTAGCTTCATCTGTAAGTATATCTTGTGATTCTTGTATTTTACCTTGCCTTCTTAACTCATCTGATGAATCTCTAATTTGTTTTATTACTTTATATTTATCCCAAAACTTTGCTAATGGCTCTGCACCTGCTGTTGGATTTCTAACTACAAATGATTTAATAAAAGGCATAGTTTGTAAATTTTTAACAAAATCATCACTAAGTGGTTTTTTATATTCTTCTGTAACATTTGCTTTTTTTAATATGTAATCTATACCTTCTAATGCATATGCACCTAAACCACCTGTCCATGCTTTAATTGCATAATCAATTTGTAAAGGACTACTTACTTCTTTTAAAATAGGTATTTTTCTAAATACATCCCCTAATAATTTAGATACTTCTGATGTATAGGGTGTTTGTTGTAATTCTGGTAATAAACCTTCTAATCTTCTAGGTATAATAGGTCTATCTTGAAAAAAACTTTTATTTGCAGTTAATTCTATAGGCACTCTAATTGCTTCTGGTATAGGAATTAAACCTCTGCCAAATTTTCCTAGACTTGACACAGCATCTTTAACAATTTCATCAACTGCTTTTTTATCTTTACTATCCATCCAAGTTAATGCTCTTTCTGGTAATGTACCAAATACATATCCTAATTCCCATAGTTTTGGTATTCTAAATACAATTTCATTATCTTGACCTTCATTTATAATTATTATATGAAAATTATCTTTTTGATATTGTGGTAAATTTTTATAAGTTTCACTATCTCTATTAGCAATCCATAATACAACACTTGGAAATGTTTGTAATGCTAATAAAGTACCTATTACTCGTTTAGGATTTTTAACAACACCTTTAATTAATTGTTCATAACCTCTTAGTCGTGCATTATAAAATGCTGTAACTGCATTTACACCTTGCATTTGTAATCCTATTTTTTGAAAATCTAAAGTAACTTCTCTAGCTTGAAAACCAGATTGTTCTAAAATTTGTCGTTCAGTTAGTTCTGGTCTAGTCTTTCTTAACCTTTTTTGTGTCATTTTAAATTCACTTATTCTTGCTGCACTTTCTGCTAGTTCACTAACAACTCTTAAATGTTCTAAATAATTTTTTGGATTTATTTGATTTATAACTTTTCTTGAAGTAAGTTCTTCTTTCATAAATCCTTCTCTAATATATTGTCTATCAAAACTTACCAAAGATGATTGCAAAGCACCAGATTTAACAAAATCTTTATATAATTCAGTTTGTTTTCTTTTACCTTTTAATAATCTAAATACTCCTAATGATCCATGTACTAAAGGAAAATATCTGTTTTTACTAAATATTGTTGCTGCTAACTCACCTCTAAAAAAGTTTTTGGCTGTAAATGCAGGGTCTAATGTTGCACCTGCTCTTAATGTTCTTGTAGGTATATTTGCCATTTTTTTTACCATACCCCAACTTTCTATATTTACATCTCTTACAGCTTTAGCTAATGATGGACCAACTTCATATACTTCTAATTTACCATCTCTATATACAGGCATTTCTGTATCTTTTAATTCTGCTCTTTGTTTTCTAAATATACTTGCACCTTTTTCTAGTGCTGCATCTATATCTTTTACATCTAATTTTTCTAATTCTTTTTTACTAAGCTGTACTTTTGTAGTTCGTGTTTCTGCTAATTTTATATTTTCAATTTTGTCATACTCAAATGCTGTATTTAATTCATTCTTTTTAGCTATAGCAACATCTATTGCTTGATTTATCCTTTCAATACGAGCAGAATCTCTTTCTGTTTCTTTTGCTTTTTCAAACCTTGCTATATCATCATCTAATTTTTTTAATTTAGTTCCATGTTTTTTTTGTGCATCTAATACAACATCAATTAAATCTCTTCTTACATAATTTTTTTCAGCTAATTGTACAAAATAATATGTATTTAAATATGTTGACTCTACAGGATCAAGAACTCTTTTTTCACTACCTTTAAACTCTTTCATTAAATTTTTTACACCACTTACACCTGTACCACCTGTTTTAGTAGTTGTTGCAGGGTCTAACTCTCTGTAAAATGGTACATAATCTTTATTAAGCTCTAATGCTTTTTGATAAAATTCTTTACTTATATATCCACTTTCTTTCATATACTCAAATAATCTTTGGTTATATTGAGAATATTCTTCAAACACTTTTTTATATTTACCATCAAATTGTCTAACTATTGTTTTTGCTGCATCTAAATCAAATCCTGTTTTTTTATCTTGACCTTCTTTTTCTATAACCCTTCTTGATATTGCATAATCTTTAAAATCTAAATAATTTTTTTCATTTTTAATTACAGGTTCAAGTATTTGCATAAGACCTTTACCATTACCTTTTAAAGAATTAAAATCTAAGGTTTCGTATCGTATCATATGTTCAGCTCTACCTATCATTCCAGGTTGTATTCTAAATCTTTCGTATATATTTTCTGCTTCTTTAATACCTATTTTTTTACCTGTATTAGCAACTGTAAGTATAGGATGTAGTTTATCTGACCAATCTTGTAATCTACTTCTTAATGGGTCTGCATCAACTTCTTGTCTTTTTATTTTATCTGGACTCATTTGTAACCTTAATTTTTTTTGGGCAGCACTTAAATCCTTAACAACTTCTGTTGTTCTTTCTATTTGTGCAGGTTCAAATGGTTCAGCTAAATCGTTTAGTTGTTTTTTAATATCTTGATATTCTTTTAATCTTTCTTTATTACCTTGTGGATTATTTAAAAAATCTTTATCTTTTTTTATTTCTGTTAATTTAGATTTTAAATCTGTTATCTGTGTTTGGTCTATTTGCTTTTCTCTTGTAAATGTTTTATGACTTAAACTAATAGCTTCTGCTCTCATAATATCATCATCCAAAATTTCTTTTGTTACTTCATTTGGATTCTTTAATGTTTTCTTAGTTCTATTTTTCATCATAGTTACAGCACTTTCACCCATACCAAGTGTTTTAAATATTACTGCATTAGATAAATAATCATCTAAAGTTGGCATATGTTGTTCTAATGCTGCTCCTAGACCTGTAAATACATTCCACCTTGCTGCAAACTTTGTCCAATAGTTTTTAGGTATATTCATTACATCTAATATTTTAGTTGCTTTTTCTGTACCTTTTAATAATGCTGCTTCTGTTAATCCCTTACCTATAGCTTTACTTCCAGACAACAACCCTAAAACATTTGGATTATCTCTTAGTTGTTCTGGTAATGCTTCTTGCATCCACCCATTCCAAAACTGTGAAAAGTTTTGCACTCTAGCTTCTGCTAATTGATCCATAAATATACTTCTAATAGTAGGTGGTAAAGCTAAACCTGCTACTCCTCCTGCAGGTCCTGCTAATGCTGTTCCACCTAATATTGATGCACCATAAAAAGGTAAATCAGCACCAAGTGTAATTATTGATTCTATACCCTGTTCTAAAAACCCTCTATCTTCGTCTACTTCAAATGCTTCTTCTAAAGGAATACCTTTATCTGCTTGTTGTAATCCTATATTATATAAAGATGCTCCTAATGCTCTTTTCATACTTATATCAAAATCTTCACCAATAGCTCTTTCTTTTACTTCACCTGCTTTTTCTTTAACATTTTGCCAAAATGATTTGTTTTGTTCTTTTACAACTGTATCGTTGTTGTAAGTATTTGGATGTACTGCATTTAATTCTTTATATATATCTTCATCTGACATACCAAAAGACTTCATTTCTTCAATTTGACTATTTTTATAATCCTCTATTTCTAATGGAGTATGTCCAAAAGATTTCATTTCATTTAATTCTTCAAGTAAAGAAGTCATCGTTTTTCTTTTAATCTTTGAAGTTTTTGATATTCATCAGTTTTCATATACTCTTTTCTAGGCATACCATCTTGTATAAACTGTTTTATTTTATTTTCTAATTCTATAATTTCTTGTGAAGCTGTTGGTAAAGGTTTTCCTGTACCTGTACTAATTGATTCTTTAATAACATCACCTTGTGATGGCACATAACCACCTTGATCTGTTGTTACTGTTCTATCATTCCATATAAAATTTTTACTTCTTGAATCTAACAATTCTCTCATAGGAATATTATTATTATATCCTTTCATAAATCTTTCTCGCATATCTATTGCAAAATCATTAAATCTTAATTCAGCTTTTATATTACCTAAAGGATTTTGATTACTAGCTGTAATAAGTTTTTCTTGGGATTTTATCCAATCTTCTAATGCTTTAAAATCTGCTTTTCTTTGAGGGTCAGCAAAATTTGCAATCATTTTATTTATAAAACCATTACTATATATATCTTCTTTTTTTAAAATATTTTCTTGAGCTAATTCTACTAATGATACTGCTTTCTCATTTTTACCTGTTAATGTATTATATCTTTCTAATAATGTTGATTCTGTTATTTGGTCTTCTGTTAAACTAGTAATATTTCCAAGTGCTATTTGTTCTTGAATATATTTTGAATTAACTAAATTTTCAACTGTATTAGTTCCTGCAACACTTAAATTAACAATATGTTCTTGTAATGAACTTTGTGATTTTTTACCACTTACACCTGTAAATTTTATTTGTTCAAATTGTTTTTGTGCTTCTGGTAATGACATCTCCCCTTTTCTTGCTTGATCAATAATGTCTAATGCTTTTGCACCAGATGCTTCGTTTATTCTATTTTCATAATAGACCCTATCTTGTTCTTGATCTTTTCTACCTTTTTTTGCCCAATCTTTTAAATGTTTTCTTATATCTGATGGTAATTCTTCTCCAAAATATTCTGTTTTAGTAGGATTGTTTAATCCTTTTAATATTTCATCATAATTAATTATAGTTTCATTTGGTCTATAGCTTGGTACTAAATTACCTTCAATAACAACTCTTTCCCATATTCTTTTATTAAATGCATCTTCTTCTGCTGCTGAATCTATAGCTACACCACTTGGACTTGCTTGGTTTGCTGATTCTGCTGTTGTTCTTAAATCTCTAAAAAATTCTGTTCTTTTATTCCATACATTGCTATTTATAGGCATGGTATCAATATTTGCATTTAGCTTTTGTTTGTTTACTGAATGAGAATAAACAGCATCATCTAATATTTTTTTATTTTTTAATACATATAAATTAGAACTAAAGTTAGATAAATAATTAAACTTTAATGGTTCAAATTGTTTAAATGCTTTTTCATCATTTGCAAATGTACTTTTTACCCAACTATCTATATACTTTTCTTCTTCCATTTTTAATTTATTTATTTCAAATGGATTAGATATATCAATATCTGTTTCTTTTAGTTCTTGTGTTCTTTCAATTAATCTTTGACTTAATTTTGCTTCGTTTAATGCTAATTTATTTTTTATTCTTTGAGCATCCATTTTTACTTCATGATTAGCTACAACTCCTGCTACATCTGTTAATGTTTTAGCTATACCTGTTCCATCTGCTCTAGCAAATTGTGCAAACCTTAACATACTTCTATCTTGAGTAAATCTAGGTGAAGGTATCTCTCCTCTTGCAGGTCTAATTCTTATTGCCATTATGCTGTCCTTGTTGCTAGATAACTTTGCAACCCTATATTAGCCACACCACCTATAACACTAGATGTTTGTGCATAACTCTCTTTATGTAATGATGCTGCTAATTCTGCATCTGTTGCCATCAAACTAGATGTATAATTTTTTTCTATCCAATATTGTGCATCTGCTAATTCGTCTAAAACATTTTGTGTATCTAATAATGTACTTCCTGTTGCTAATTTTGCTCCTCTTGCACCTACAGAAGCTCTTTTTTCAGACATTAATTTTCTAGCTGCATTATTTGCTCTAACAATTTCTTGTTTTCTTTGCATATCTTTTCTTTGTTTATCCCATAAAGATGCAGTTCTTAAATTTTCTGCATTTCTTCTTGATTGTTGAACTTGAGCTAAAGTTCCTAATATTGTAGAACCGATAGTAAATGCTGTTGCTATATTAGCAAATGTAAAAATAGTTGGTGCTGCTAATGGTGTTGCTGCAAATGGTACTAAAGCTGCTCCTATCATAATTTAATCCACAGTTAAAAGTGTTCCTGTTATTCCTAATATTGTCATAGGTAAGGGTTGAGTTTGTTTAACAGTAATCTGTCCATCTCTATCCCATCCTAAATTTGTTACTCGTTTATCTCCTGTAAACTCTGGTATATTCTGACCCATAGGTGTTGCAGATGATCTAAATGGTAATTGGTCATCATTTATTGTTGCACCTACTGTATTAAGAAATCTTACCATAACTTCATTATATCTTTTTTTTCTATTTTGTGAAGTACCTGCTTGACCTCCAAACTCTGGTTTTAAAGTCTTTAATGTAGATGTATAACTAAATCCTACCTCTACACTTTTAGTAGATGTGTTACTTGGTAAACTTATACTTACTGCACCATTTGTAACTGTTTGTGTTGGATATACTGCATCTCCTATCAATATAACCACACTCTCTCCTTCTAAATGATCTAATGATGTTAATGTTGTAGAATCAGCATTTACTGTGCCAGAAAGTGTAGAATCCATATTTATACTAGTATCTAAATATTCTACATATTGAACTATACTTCCATTTATTCTTCTTTTTACAATACACCATATTTGATCTTCACCACCTTCTGGAATACTTGCTACACTCATAGCTTTAGCTATACTACTTATACTATGACTTGTTCCAGAACCAGATGTTATTTGTATAACAGTTCTATCTATAGCTTGGTCATATGTTTTAGCTAATTCTATTGTGTTAGCATCTCTTGCATATACAAAATATTCTTTACCATCTTCAAGATTATCTATTGTTGTACCACCACCTGTATTATAAGTAACCTTATCTCCTGTATTAAATCCATGTGAACTTATTGTTATATACCCATTGTAGTTTGAATCTGAACTAAAATCAGTAACTGCACTAGCTCCATTAAATGTAAATTTAATTGCACCACCAAATATATGTCTATGCCATGCTACTACATTTTCTTCTCTTTGATATGTCATACCTAACAATGTGCCATCATTTCGTATTGCCCAATAAATAGAATCTGGTTCTTGTGCAAAATCAACTTCAGTAATACCTGTACCTGTTATATGCTCTGATAAAATAGTCATATCTGGTGCAGAATAAGCATCATCTTCAAACTTATAATAAAACTCTCTAATTTTCTTTTGTTGTCTTTGTATAAATAAAATAACATTACCAATCTGTATTGGTCTTGCAGGATATACACCATATGTTGTTTGTTGTGCAATATTAATATTATCTGGTTTTAATGGCTCACCTGTTGGTCTACCTACTTTAAACTCTGATCCTGCTGTACCTACAATTAAATCCTTAGAAGGTGCTAACCATCTTATAGCATTTACTTTGTTTGCTGCAATAGTATATATAAATGCATCTGCTGCTTCTGCATCACCTTCATCAAAATTATCATATAATCCAGATTGTGATCCCCATATAGTTTGAGGATAACTTGTACTTCCACCATATATTAATCGTTGTTCAAAAAAACTAACTGCTCTTGGAAATCCTGTTGTATTAGAATATGCACCTAATGACCAATCTGTAGACGCAGATGATGACCCTGCATCTACTAATACTTCAACTTCTACTACTGTAGTGCTTGTATATCCTGTTATTTTTAAATGTCCTGTTCTATATTTTACTAATCTTCCTATATCAGTTGTTTGAAATCCATCATCAGCATTAATGCCTGTTGTTGCTGATGCTGTCATTGTTCTACCTGTACCAACTGTATGTGCTGATAAAGTAATTGTAGTTGTTGATGTATTTGCATCTAAATATGGTCCTTTTTCAAAATCAACATCTGTTATACTCCAACTTGTATGACCTGTTCTTGTTAATTTAGTTGGTTCATGTGAAGGATGTACTATATACATAACATCTGCTGATTGTGCAAATTGTAGTTCAGATAACTGTGCTGATGTGTATTCTGTTGCTATTTCATATACTTTAGCTGCTGTACCACCAGAAGTATAAGTTGTGTAATTACTAGAATCTACTCCAGATAACTCAAATGTAGTTGATGTAACATTTGCTATTGTAAATCTTCTACCATTTAATTCTGTCATACCTCCTACATCATTTATCCACACATGATCTCCATTAGAATATCCATGTGTTGCTGTTGTAACTACTGCAGGATTTGCTTTTGTAATTGCTGATATAGCTTTAGTTGCTTCTGTTATTTGTCCATTATCTTTATAAAATCGTATATATTGATCTCCAAACTCTAACATATATGCTTGTTCAATATTAAACTCAAAAGGTATCAATCGTGTAGCATTTGCTGAGTTTTTTACCTCACATACAAATCGTGAGCCATATCTTCTTTTTGCACCTCCTTGTGGAAATACAACCATATTTTCCATAGTTTCAACTGCATTATTATATTTTTTAAAATCTACTTGACCAAATAATTTTGGTGAGATTTCTCCAGATGTAAAGTTTGTTTGAAATGGATGTACTCTTGCCATTAAGGTGCTCTAAAATCAGTAAATACATTTGATATAAGACTATCTGTTGTGCCTTCTGTACTGTCAAGACTTCTTGCATCTGATAGTTTTCTTTCAAATAATTTTTGCATTTGTGCTTGTAACCCTGTGCTGTTTGTTACAGGATATGCTAAGTCAACTGCTAGTTTTGCAGTTAATACATCAACAAACATAGAGTCAAATAAACTAGGATCAGTAACTCTAGCTATATAAATAATATTTGCTTCACCTTCATTGGTTAAAAGAACTCTACCTTGTCCTGCTAAATTCTCTACCTTAAATTCATAATCTTCAAACTCCATTTTTAAGACTCGCAAGCAAAATGGGTCTGTAGGTAATGCATATTGAAATGCATACTCAAATGCAGGTGCTGATGATAGTTTTGCTAGTGTTGCTCTATTAATAGCAAAGTTCCAAGTATGTGATCTTAATATTGCATCTCTTGATGGTTCATAAAATGCATTACACAATCTTGCTCTTTCACTATCTTCTGTTAATGAGGTAATAGGACTATCACCCAACCTCCTTAAAGCATTTGAACATATTGATACTTCTGTTGCCATGATACTCCTAATATAACAAAAAGGGGGTTATTTGCAAACCCCCAAATTGTTTAGTCTATTGTCCTAATCAGTTACATAAGTAACTACCATAGTAATATCACCTGCTGCTGCTGTTGCTGCAACATTAGACATTGTTAAGGCAATTCTTAAAGGTACTTTAGGGTCTTCAGTAAGACCACCATCTTCCCATGCATGATTAGCTATTGCATTGACATTTCTTGCTTCAAATGCAACTTCAACACCTGCAGTATTTGCTGCTTGTAAAGTTGTTATAGCTGTTGCATAACAATCTTCATCAATAACTGCATCTGCTGCTGTTTCAGTTCCACCAATAGTAAACTTAGTAGCTCCATTATATAGACCTACATTAGCTGCTAATGTTGGTGAACCATTTGAATCAAGGTCATCATTGTAAAGTTTAATTGACATAACTTTAGCATTTGATGGGATTTCTGCCATCATAATTACATCATCATTGTCAATATCACCTGTACCTGCTGCAATAGTATCAGCAAATACTCTCATCTTGCCATGAACACTTCCGACTTCGGAAATAACTCTAGGAGATGCATCTAAGTTTGTAATCTCTACAGATTTAGCTGTTGCCATAATTTACCTCCTATGATTCTTGACAAGCAATTTCTACAACTTTTTCGTCTTCTACTCTTGTAGCTCCGATTGTCATTGATAAAAATACTTGTGTTGCATAGTTCTTATCAGCTCTTTCAGAGATTCTTGTTTCGATATCTCTTCCAAGTGCAAGACCTATTGCAGATTGACAAAAACCAAGTACAGATCGATTACCATCACTATCTGTGCTTAGTCGCTCACTTCTGATAAAGTTAAATCCTAAGAAAGTATCTAACTCACCTTGTACTAATGCTTTTACTGAGTTGAAATCAGCAGAAGTAATAGTTGTGCTACCTAAAAGGTCGCTTAACTGTTTTGCAGACACAACCATATATCTTGGCTCGTCTGGATCAGTATCAGCAGCATCTAATACTTCTTTTGCACTAATTAATTTTGTTAGTGTTAATCCTGCAGAAGCATGAACAATTTTCTGTCCAGAAGGTAATGCTACAGTTGTACCACCAGATACACCACCGAAAGCATTTCCACTAGCTGCAGAAATAATTGCATCATCCATTGCTCTACCCATAGCCCAAGCACCACTCATTGCATACTCAGATTGTGGGGAAATTAACATTCTAACTTTGTCCTCTTGGTCAATCAGATCAGCCCAATCATAATCATCCATAGTAACTTTTCTTCTAGAGTGAGGGGTATCTACTCTAGGTGTATCACTATGTCTTGATGTTCTTTTAAGTGCTGCAGTATCACCGATTCTTTCAAAAAAATGTGATTTTCCTGTAACAGTTTCAGTTCTAACTGCATCTCTTAATCTTGAACCCTTCTGTTGTGCCAAATGGAATACATTGCTTTTATATTGTTCTACAAAAGCTGTAGTAATTTGAACACTCATTATAGTTCTCCTTATAAAAATTAATATTATTGTTTATGCAGTTTTTGTCCTAAAAAGGGAAACCTCGTTTATAGTCGTTAGACTTTATGTACTGTTATCCATAAGGGCAATACATACATAAAAATAATATCACACTTTTTTAAGAATTACCATACACTTTTTCATGTAACTGTCGCATTCTTTCAACAGATGGTTGATGATCCTTATGTCTAGGGTTGTGATAAGGATGATCTGGGTTATTAAAAGTGTCCTGTATCTCTTGTTTTGCATCTAATGGTGAAGCAGCTAAACTATTATTTTGAGTGTTTTGTGCCATATCTTCAGTAATATCTTTACCTAATCTAGCAAATAAACGGATAACTGCAGGATGATTACCTGCTTCTGTATTCATTAACTCTTTTATTTCACTATCTCCATAGACATCTATTGCTCGTCTGGCATTACGGATTTGACTATCATAGTCATAACCCCATTCTTTTTTAAGCATAGCTTCAGATTCTTGTCTTTGTACATCTACTTGTGATGCATACATATCTCCTTGATTCTTTATAGATTCCATTTGATAATTAACAAGACCTTCTACTTGTTGTTGGTTTAAACCCATTTGATGAGCTACATTTTTGAATTGACTTATTTGGTCTTCAGTAAAATATGCAGAATAATCTTCTGGTACATTTACTTCATATTTATCAGCAGCTTCTGGTCTGCCTAATTTATTATAGACTTCCATTCTTTCTTCATCAGTTTTAGGTATAGGTATTCTACTTCCTAATACTTTTTGTTGATGTACTACTGTTTTAGCTAATGACTCTACATCTTTAAAATTAGATAATGTAGGATCGTTTTTTAAGTCTTCTGGTAAGTTTGATCTCCAATCTTGATTATCACTTACAGTAGACCCTAGAACTGTATTATCTTCTACAGTTTGTTCTACAGGGTTACCTTCTGTTGTGGTCGTTTCTTCAATCATTTTTTTTGCTCCTTTAATAGATTGATTATTCGTATTAAGACAGATCGTTGACCTTCCTTATATGCTGTTTCATAAGGGTCTTTGCCAAACGAAGTCCTATGATAATAAGCAGACTTTAAATCTGCTAATACTTCTTTCCCTTCTCCAGAGTCAAAAGTAATTCTGTACATTTTTTGTAATTCTTTTAATTCCATTATTTTATATACATCTCATGCAATCTTCGGTCAAGTAAATCTAATTCTTCAACTGTATCTGCACTTGTATATTTAACACCTGTTTTTAGTGCTTGAGTAACAGCATCATACTCATTTTTATATATTTTACCATTATATAAACTTGGTATTAAAGTTGGCTTACCTTTATTCAATCTAGGGTCTTTTACTATCATAGTTACAACAGTTGATGTTTTACCATTCTGTACAACTTCTTGTCCTTTTCTTAATGTTTCATAATGATGCTTTACAACAGGGTCATTAGCCATAACATTAGGTAATTTTTTTTGTTTTTGGATATTACCCATTATTCAACTAGACCAATAGCTCTTGCTGATTCTTCTACTTGTTCTGCACCTTGTTGTGCTTCTGGTGTACCTAACTCTTTAATAGCTTGGTTTTGTGTTAATGCTGTTTGTGCTTGTTGTTGTTGCATAGCCATTTCTTGTGCTTGTTGCTGTTGTTGTGCTCTCATTTCTCTCATCTCTGCAACTTCTTCAACACCTCTTAATACAGTTTTAGGAACACCTAATAAATTTGCTCTAGTTCTAATTGCAAGATCATGATTTATATTATCCATAATACTTGGGTCTATCTGACCTACTTGCATAGCTAATGCATACAATCTATCAATAGCAATAGACTCTTCCATTCTTTGTGATCTAGCTAATGGTCCTACATACTCTACATCTACTGTTTGTCCTTGTATTACTTCTGGTGCAGGTATTAATGCTTCTGCTCTTAACATAATACCAAATACTCTTTCAATTAATGGATTAAGAAACTCACTTTGGAATCTACCTAATGTTGGTCCTAGTAATCTTTGCATTAATTCATATCTAACTTGAACCTCTGTAGCTGTCATTTGAGGACCTTGTTGTAATTGTAGTTGGTCAGAATAATATGCTTGTCGTATTGCAGTTCGTAATTGGTTTTCTTTCATATCTGTTATCTGCCAATTACTACCAATAGGTAATGGTCTTACACTACCTTCATTTCTAACCACAGTTATACCTGCAGGTGTCATTCTAACTCTACCAATAACACCATCATCTGTTACAAGTAATGGTGGGTCAATAGCTTTTGCCCATGCTTTTAGCCCTATCTCTACTGCTTTATTTAATGTTTTAATATCTGGTAATGCATTATAACTTGGTGATCTACCATATATTTCACCTGTTGCTTTAGACCATCTAGGTACAAGATATGGGAACTCATTATAACCACCTTCTCTTACTGTCATTTTATCTTCTACACATACATGACATGAATAAAAAGGCAATTTAGTTTTTACCTTCTCCATTGCTCTTTCATAATCTTCAGTTGGTTCTACTGCATGGATAAATGTAAATTCTTTATCTGGCTTGTCTTTAACAGCTTCTAATAGTTTTTCTCCAACATTCTTTTCACCGAACTCTTGTATTGCTTGTCTTGCTGTTAAATTATACTTTCTATATACTGTATCTATTCTACCATCATTGTTTTCTTTAATGTAAAATTCTTTGATGTGTAATGTATTAAAATGAATACCACCTTCTGCAAAACCTTTTTTACTTTCTTCTACAAATAATGCACCTGTACCTATAGAACATAAATCAAGATATAACTCATGTACTTCTGTATTAAAATTAGATTCATTAAATAAGTCATACATTCTTTTTGCAGAATTTTCTAACCATAATTGTACATCTCTATTTTGATTAAGTTCTGCACTTCTTAGTTTTAAATGAAACCATTGTAATGATGGTGATGTTAATGTGCCATGCAAACTTGCAGCTAATAAATTATTTGCAGTTATAGCAGTAGAATCAAATAATACTTCTGTTCTCTTTTCACCTTTTTCTCTTTTAGATACTACTTCTGCTTTTCGTGGCATTACATAATCAAGAATGTCTTGCCAATGTTCTTCCCATGTCCCTCTATGACTTTCTAATTGTGCAAGTCTTTTTTTTATGTAATCAAAATTTGCCATTAAGTTATTCTATTTGTTGGTGCAGTACCACCTAAAACTGTTTTAGCAGTTGGAGCTTCTTCTTTTACTCCTGTGCCAGATGTAAGTAATGTACCATAAGAACCTTGTTTTCCAAGTGCTACTAATTTTTGTCTTTCAGCTTCTAACTTTGCTTCTGACTCTGCTACCTTATCGTCAATTTCTGGCATTGGTTGTGGTGATGGCATACTTGGTGTTTTCATTCCTCCACCCATATTAACCTCCTAACTTTCCTTTACCTTGTGAATCTGATAACATTGTTCTACCTGCTCTTTGTGTACCCATTTTTTTAATTGCTTTTGGAGAAGTATACCCCTTATTTTTAGGTTGTGAAACTTTAGGTGGTTTTTTCATTCTTCCACCTTTACCCCCAGAAGTAGGTGCACTTGGTCTTTTTTTTGGTCGCATAACTCCACCCATTATATTCTCCTATAAATATTTACATTCATGTCTTAATAATCCATACAAAACACCATTATAGTATTTCATACCCTCTTTAATAATTTTCCTAATAACACCTTCTTGTTTGAACCCTGCTGATTCAATTAATCTTCTACATCTACTGTTACTAGGTTTTGTCATTGCAGTTACTCTAACACATTTACAGGTATAAAAGCAATAGTCAAATACTTGTTTTGCAAAACCTCTTCTCATAGCTTTAGGATCATCAAGTGCTAAATGCATCCAAATATTAAACCCATCATAGTGAGAAAAGATAGCTCCACCAATTATTTTATCATCTTTATAATAACCTATATGGGTATAATCGGTATCTACTCCTTGAATATGTGCTCTTGGTGCAACAAACCCTAAAACCTCTTTTGCTAACTTTTTATCAGTTTTAGCAACAATCATTGTCCAAGAATAGTTCTAGCAGTTGTAGCTTCTTCGCCACCACCAAGTGTAGTTCCTTGACCATATCCCATTCCTCTAACTTTACCTCTTTTTCTTCTTTCTGCTGTATCCTTTTTTTTTGGGTCTTCAGCAGGAGGAGGAGGTGGTGGTGGAGGTGGTGGGGCAGGAGGTTTTGGTCTTGAAAAAAATCCACCCATAGCTTACCCTTTCTTTTTTTTAGGAAAACCTTTTTTCATATTTGCATATGCTTTAGAACTAATAGTTGACTTTTTTTTAGTTCTAGAAGTTCCAGCTTTCTTCCTTTTGTTAATATTATAGTAAAGACCTTTTTTAGCCATTTTACCAGATTTAGTTTTATGCATACCTTTTTTCATGATTTTGCTGCTTTCTTTGCTGTATTAGACAAGTCTTTAAAATGAAATAGTGGTTTACTTGTTTTTGTATGATTTTTACCTGAATGCAATTTTCCATTTGGCATTTTATGAGTAGACCCTTTCCACTCTTTTCCATTACGAAAATAATGTTTTTGTCCTTTACCCATTATTTTTTCTTTTTCATTTTAGATTTCATAATTTTACTTTGTAATTTTTTAGGTAATGTTTTTTGTTTTTTAGTCAACATTTTACCTTTTCCATATGCCATTATATACTCCTTAAAAAATGTTAAAATCAGAATCAGATTGTATCTGCATAGGTTCGGTATTCCTTGTTCTTGCCTTTCGCAATGACATTACTGCATATCGTAGTGCAGATATTATATCATCATTCATAGGAATTATCTTACCATTCTTCCTGTGATACAACCTAATTTCTTCTAGTATCTTACTTTGATTACTAAATATTTTCAACCTTTTTGTTTGAAATCGTGTAAGCATTTCCATTACTCCTGCTTCTACACTTATACCTCCACTACCTTCTTTCATGCCATTTTGTGGTGGATTAGTAAAATGCTCTCTTAATAAATTAACACCTTCATCTCTATATTGCATAGCTAGACTTTTACCACTACCTTTATCTGCTTGCCTGCCATCCATAGGATATATAACAGGAATCCATTTACCTCTGGCTTTTATTGCTGATGCATGAACAGGTACAGTTTCTTGTCGCATACTATATCCATCATACATATATACAATATCACTATCTCTATCCCATGCTATCCATGCACAAGCTGTAGGGTGATCCCAACCAAAATCTATACCACATATCTTTGGATAGTAATCTGGTATATCAAATGGTTCACAAACTATGTCATCTTCATTAATTGGGAATACCAATCCAGACCCTAATTGTGGTATTCCTTTTTCTCTCATTTTTCTTTCATGGGGTGGTAATGCTTGTAAGATTTGTTCTCTTACTTCTTTAGTCATGTGAGGGGCATCATCCCAAGTGGCTTGTATAAGGTCTTGTCCTGTTTTTAAATTGTTTACAAACTGTGCTACTGTTTCTGTCATACCTTGTTCTGGTGTAAATGTCATATAGACAATACCACCCTTATCAGCAGTTCTGGTTAGTGCTTGTGAATATATAGCTTGTGGTGGTTCTTCATCTAACCAAATAACATCTAACGACTCACCCATCCATTTTTCTTTACCCATCTCATATGCTTTAAACCCTATTCGAGAATATCCTCCACTCTTATGTCGTATGACTACACTATTCATTGCATTGGGCACCCCTGGTTTTCTTACTGTTTCTCCAATAAGTTTTAAAGGTATACTACCTGTGCCTTTAGCACTAGGATCATCTGGTTGTCCTACTAGTTCTTTTTGACATACATCTCTAGTCGTTTCATTAGATACACCACCAACCCAACATCTTACAGGTCTATCAAACTTTCTACCTTCCCACCATTCTGGATATAATCCTGTACAATGATATGCCATCTCCATAGCACCACTAAATGATTTACCTACCCTGTTACCTGCCATTAATAATCGTTGGGTAGCTTTACTATTATGAAATTTTTTTTGATACTCATATGGCTCATACTGTGCCATCTGATTAGTCTTTTTCCGAAATTCCAACTCTTTGGCTATTTCTAATGCTCTGGCTAAATCATTCATTTCATTTTAATAATATTTCTTATATGGGTCGCTGTCATAAATAAACACAATACATACATAGATGTTAAATCATATATAAACGAAAACCACCACCAAAAAAATTGACTAACCAATCCAAAGTATCCTGCATACCTCCAACCATTACCATATAACCATACACATAGTATAGCTGTTATACTTGCTATCCATTCTATCATAGCTTATCAAGATCATCACTATGAACCATTATCCAAAACCCTGCCCTGCCCTTTTCACACAAAGCTACAACAGGGGTCTTACCCTCTTTCTTTGCCATAACATTTGTGTCATCCCATAATGTTATTACAGTATGCTTCTTTCTGAGCTTACATTCAATAAATAATTTATCGTGAATTACATCTGCCCTTGTAATTTTGCCATTACCACCACTCAATGGAGTCCTCTGACCACCAAAATAGGCAGCTACCTGTCGTTCTCTTTGCTTCCATGCCTTATCAGCCATACCCATATGTACCACAAAGTTAACCTATGTACAAGTAGTTAACAAAAGTTAATATCTAAATATCCCCTTCGCTGTGTCCAAGAATCCATACATATAGCAACACTTCGGCATTTTGGGGTGTAGGGGGTCATTTTTTTTGCCTGAACCCCTTTATTTCTGTGCATTGCAGCCAATTCTAATTAAATTTAGCCCTTGGGTTGTGTGTGTGGGTTCGAAACCATTCTCACAAGATTAA